GTATCTTCGACCATAATTATAAAGCCATCCGTCATATTGCCTGTAGAATTAACGATTTTGTCCGAAGTTTCTATGAAGTTTATGCCTTCATTTGTCATGGCTGCCAGCAAACCTATTAGACCTCGAACATTCGGAAATAGTTCCATCAGTTTTTCTTTTTGCCCCTTAGTTGCAGTAGCCATCTGATTTAACATATACGCAAGTCCTTTTGTTTTCAAGGTGGCTACATTAAACTCAATTCCCATCTTTTTAGCTGCTTCTGCTGATTCTGCACCCTCTTTTGAAGCCCTAAGTAATGCAGTAACAAATCCACGAATACCAGTCGAAACAATGTGTGGCTGGATTTTCTTAACCGCTTCTGCATAAAAAGACGCTAAATCATTGAAGCTCATCCCTGCTTCGGCTGCAAGTCCCGTAACCATTGAGAGAGAGGAAGCGAGTTCTTGCATTTTAACCTTACCAAGTTTAACTACAGTGAATAATTTATCTGCGATTTCAGTTGCAGTTCCCGCTGCTTTTCCATAAGCATTCATTACATAAGTCAACACATCGGCTGCATTGAAAGTGTCGGTTATGGTTGCCGTTGCAAGTTTTGCCGACACACTTAATACGTCAAGTGCTTCTGCTCCATCATATCCAGCAGATACAATCTGATAATATGCTTTTACAAGTTTACTCGCAGCGTCCGGAACTTGAGTTGATAATTCTAATATTGCTTCTGAAATACCCTCAAAATTCTTTTGCGTAGCATAGGAAATTGTTTGAACCTCTTTCATGGCATGTTCAAACTCAAGAGACATATCATATGCCCCTTTAATGATTTTCTTGAACACGAGAGCTGCAGCGAACCCTATTGCTGCAAAAATATCCATTCGTGATATACTACCCATGAGACCACGAAGGATACCTTTTGTCGCATTAGCACCGGCAGCAACACCTTTAGTATTTATTCCGGCTTTCCAGTACAGCGAATTTCCCGTGTTAAGCATTTAAGACGCCTATGATGTTATTGTTTTTTGACATATCAGCTTCCTTGATCTTGTCTTTAGTCGGTTGTGGTATGCTTGCCATGTACATGATAAGATTTGCATAACTTATCTCATGTAGAATTTCATCAATACTGAAATCGAAGGTTCTTTTTATGTTGCCGATTAGTTGCCAGGGGTTTATTTCTTCTTGTTTAGAGCCATCCCCTTCAGAGAGATGGTGCTTGCGAAAAAATAGTCATTCCCCATCAACCGCCTTATAAGTAATACTAATTGAAGGCATTCTTTTGAAGTCAGATTTTGATCCAAAAACTTCATCAGTTTTTTTGACGGAGATTTTCCCGTGTTTTCTATTCCATACGCTACTATCTTTACCAATCGGTTTTTATTTTGAATGATATTATCATCCACCAAGAGAGCTAAATCTTTATCCTTTCCAGGTTCTTGCGTGAACTGAGAATCCATCTCATTAATAGTTTCAGATATTTTCATTAGAGCAGCAAGAACAATCGGATATATCTTGTATTTCTTCACAGATGAAATTATACGTAACCGCTGTAAAATGTTTAGCTTCGCAACGGTTACGCTAAAATCAACACCCTCTTGCAAAATTGCTTCGGTTTCAGTTCGATTTAATTCTTTCATTACGCTACAGCGTATGTGATTATTTTGGAAACAACATTTGAATTGTCATTTTCAGCTTTGGTTGCAACTGCACGTACAAGAACATCCTCTGTAATAGTTACCTCTGCCGAGTATGCTGTTCTATAATCACCAGTAGGATCAAGACCCGTAATGCTGTATTTGATTGCAGAACCACCAGTAGCACACGTAATGGTGAATTTATCTACAGCAGATTGAGTGATAATAGGATCAATAACCTTACCTGAGATATTCTCAGGATTGATATATACTGGAGCAAGTGCAACATCACCTGCGTCACGTGGAGTAATAACATCAACTTCAAAGTCGATAGTGCCAGGGTCTTTTTTGTTGAATTTTCCGTTAAATGCAGCAGAAATTGATGCACGTGGAATATAATAAACCCTTCGTGTGCCATTATAGACCTTTGATTTGATCTTTACACTTCTCTCAATGTCATGTACATCAGTTGGTGCATCCCATCCACTACTTGCATTCTCTGCTCCACCAAAAGCAAGGATGAGATTAGCATTGGACATATCCCGTGTGGAAAAGGCTAGAGTTTTTGCACCACCTCTGTTTTTCAGTATCATGTCCGGTTCATCTGATTCTTCATCTATGATTTCAGTTTTCGTAGGTAATGGAAAACTGAGCAATGCGCTTTCTTCAACGAAGTGTCCAAGTGGTGTAAGTGATCCACCCATCGTACCATCAGCGCCACACGCTCCGATTTCTATCGATTCAAGTCCGAGTAATCTTATTTGACTCATTTTGAACTCCTTTTAATTCGTTCATTTTTTCTTCAATTTCAGTTTTCGTTTTTGCTTCAAAATATGCCTGTACACCACCAATTGCGATGACCTTAGGAGACTTACCCTGAAACATCACTGAATTATCGTTAACATTCCAAATTAACATCCATGATTTCTTTGGTTTAATTTGCATGATTTCACCTCTCGATATAACAGTTTAGTTTTATGTTTGAAAAGCTCATGTTTTTCTGAACCTCATCTTGAATCAAAGTCTGATAAATCAATTTTGTTTGAAAATATGCAGATGTGGTTTGTGCGTATTCATCGAATATCTTAAGAACGGCAGACGTTACTCCTTGAAGTGTTGTAATATCAACCTCGCCGGTCTCAAAATTCTCACAGTAAATATTAATAAAAACAAACCCTTCGTGAACATCGGCATTGAAGTTCAAATTATTTAGAATTACAATATCCTGAAGCTCTGAATTCATCGGCTTTTTATTTCGGTAAATCGATCCTGTTATTAAATCGGTTATATCGGAAACATCAAGCAATCCGAAGATTATTCCATTTACATCGAAAGTTGTTTTCATTGTAATCCCGTTTTTATTCTGAGTTCAGCGAGTAGCATTTTTGCGTTTGGAATTCCACCAGAAAGAACATCATATCCTTTCGCCTCGACAGCAGCACCATAGCCCATTCCTGCACATACAATTAATACAAGCCCCGTTCTGTTCTCCCGAAGAACTTCTTCCAGCACTTCTTTGGCAGCAGATCGACCTTCAGAAGTGCCCTTTAAATCCACATTCAAGGGTTTCCCGTCAAGACCAACAAGGTATCCGACAGATGATCGTAAATTACCTGTATCATCGTGATAAGACCCTTCTTCTGGACGCTTATTCCGTTCCTCAGTAACAAATGTCTCTCCGACATAGTTGAGAACCTCAATCATTTTATATAATTTCTGATTGATGAACCTATCTATTCTATCGGCGAAACTATTTGGAGCGAACATTGGGGTCAACATAATATTTCCGTATGCAGTTGGTATTTAAACAAAGACAATATCTTGAATTCCTCATCAAAGAAGCGAATTACAGCCGTGTCGGGTATTTCTTCATCGAATAAGCCACAGAATACCTTATAATGATAAACTATGTTATCACCGCCCATTTTGGCACTATACAAAGGACTTATTGGCTCTATCCTGCATTCTATTGTGAGATTGACTTCACGACCCGGAGTGTAAACACCTCCGACACGTTCACCTTCTAATTTATAAGAGATTACGGCAGAATGTGGTCGATTGGTTACCATACAGCTTCCATAAATCCGGGTTCAGAAAGCCCGTGTTTTTTTAGCAATTTACGCCTTAATGTGAGAAGTGAGGATTGAGAATATTTAGTTGTCTGCAAACCTTCTTTGAATTCAGGATGAGAAAGCAGATAGAGACATATATCGGCACAACACAAATCTATACTTTCTTCAGAAGTATATATGTCCGAACCGGTAATGTCCCTATCCGACATAACTTTTTCAAATAGATTATCGTTCGTGTACTCAATCAGACTTTGCAGTGCTTCAAGATTGGTCATGTTTAGAATGAAGTATGGGATTCAGTGTTCATAATCCAGCTTTGATCAATGTTTACCCAGATCGGGAATGCATAGATTTCGCCTTTTGTGAACTCTGTGACAGGATCGACATCTGAGTATTTAGAAATAAGAATGGGTCCCTTCTTTGCTTGGATAACCTGCTTCGGAGGATTGGTCTCTTCTGCACCTTTGCAGTGAAGCATATTTCCGCAAGGCATTTCAGGAAGGAATGTTACATATTTGGTTGTCCAAGGATTGACGCTCGACTGAACATGTTCTTCGGTTTCAAGTGTAAGATACGTATCAAATAATATAATCTGAGGACGGTCTTCACCAGAAAGGAAATTATTGACCATCTCAAGAGTGGGTGCACGAGCAACTTTCGATCCGTTATAAAGCGCATAAGGAATAAGATTTTGAACTTCATCACAACCTCTAAATTGCTGCCATTTGGTTCTGTTCATAATAATATATCTGATTTTAGAACCGGCAGCACCAGCTTCAGTGCAAATGGTTTCAATATCTGCAATAGGTGTCATGGTTGTTGGTGTGGTTGCACTCCAATGCCTGTCAGCTGAAGCAGCAACTTCTTTGTTCGCAGTGGGAAGTCTGAAATCAATAGCATTCTCTGTTATGATTCCTGCATTGTTTGCTTTTGAAAGTGTTACCTTTCCTTGAGAAAGAATCTGTCCTGTGAGCCATTCCATTTTTGTATTAACGCCAACAACACAGGCGTCAGGATCGTCAAATACCATATTAAGCAACACTTTTTGATCTGCGTCTGCACGGGCATGGAGTGAATTATATTCCATAATGTCCGTTGTTTCCATTTTACGTTTCATCATAATCGGCTGAAGCATACCAGTCAATTTGTTGACAACTCTGCGTGTTTTTAGTGGTGCAGAAGCATTATAACTTACAACGTCAGCAGCTACCGCATTTCCTTTTGAACCTATAAGTGCTTCATATTTTAAGCTCATTGTTGCTTTTAGGGGAAAGAAAAGAGGCCAGTACAATTTTTTATAAGTTCTTTCCCCGAGATATGCTTGCATTATTTTTGAGTTTATTCCGTTAAGTAATGTATGTTCCATGATTGCTCCTTTATGCAAATCTAATGCCAGGAAGCAGGGTTTTCATTTCATCAGTAACGGAAAACGGAAGTATGGATTCAACTACAGTTCCTTTTGTAATTGCTCCAACACTTACGTTGGCTTCGGTGTCTGTTACGTCTATATTGTCACGAATAAGTGCAATAGCATCATAGATAGGGTCAAGCTGTGCGGGTTTTTCAACTCCATCTGTCATTCGATGGCTCGGATCGGTCAATGTAGCTCCAGTTTGTCCATCATCCCAACCTGTTCCAACAGCAGTCCAATCAGTGAAATCAACGCCAGCATCCTGTTCCAAAGCCCTGAGGGCTGTTTGAATAGTAGCTGCGTTATTGCTTGCGGCAGTTGTGTTGGCAAGACTGATCAGTAATGTTTTTGTTGATGGTGTATAAGTTAGAGCGAGCGTATCTCCACCAGCTTGTGCGATTGTAACGATAATATCATTTGCATTTCCACGTGGAGCGGAGATCGCCAGATAATCTTCCGCTTCGTCCTCAACTGTTGCTACAGAAGCAACTGCGGCATTTGATGTTTCAGACGCTCCTTGATAAAGAACTGCTGCGATAGGAACTTCTTCAAGTGCGTCAAGAGTTGCAGTGACCGTGATGGTATCGTAATCAGTGTGAGTCGTAGTAATAACTGTAATTTCAGTTGATACTTGTCCATTCGTGATAAAGTCGCCAACAACAAATTCGTGGTTTTTCTCTACTTTGAGTTCTACAGCTCCTGCGACTGCTGCAGCTTGCATAACCGCTGTTTTAATGAGGTGATATTTTCCGGCAGTAGAACCATCTTCACCAACAACTGCACCTGCCTTAACTTCTTCAGTTAGGGTTTTCAGGTCAGCTACAGTGAATGAGATTCCTCCGGGAATATCTTCAATGATATTTTGAAAGACCGGATTATAAACCGTTCCGGTTTCTTTTGTAATTTGTAAGGACATAGTAATTACTCCTTT